TTAATTCTAATACAATAGGTTTGGTGATTGCTGTAATTGTACAGATGGGAGCTTTGATATGGTGGGGATCAAAGATAGACACTCAACAACAAAACATATTGGGTGATTTAAATAAAGTTGAACGTTTACAAAATCAAATAACTTCTCAACAAGAAACTATATTTGAGTTGAGATACAAACTACAAATTATAGAAAATAAATAATGAATGATCAATTAACATCTTTTATTTTAAAATATGCAGATCCTAATTTTTTTATAAAAGCTTTTGGATATTGTTTTTGGTATTGGTTATTTTTAACTATTATTTTAATATTTGTTTTACGTAAAAAATAATGGCTAGAAAAGTAAAAGACTTTGTTCCATTAGAAAGAAAAAGAATTAAAAGAAAAGGCAGACATTCTAAGTCTGATAAAAAAACTTATCGTGGTCAAGGCAGGGTCTAAAAAAGAAAGAATATTTCTTTGTGGTGTTTGTATAGTCTGTGATAGAAATCATTATTCTAATGAAGGGTATTGGATAGTTACTGCTGCTAAAACTCATTTATGTAAAGAACCCTGTTGGGATGAGTATTTAGCTAATCCTAGCAAATATATGCCTCAAAAAACGCTCTCAGAAGCCCCAGAATTAACAAAACGGCCTCGGCCTAGGGGTAAGTACCCTTATAAAAAGCATAAGCTTAAATGGTCTTAATTTAGCTTATTACCGCTATTTCTTAAATTATCTACTTGAAGTTGTGCTATTACGTTTTCTAGTATGTTTACAACGTGTTGCTTATTTGCAACATATGAATCTGATACATTTATAATAGCTGATGACAATCCAACAATGGATTCTAATGGTGTGTTTTTTCCTAATAATTCATATAATGCAAAATCAATTGCATCTTGTGTAGCTTCTACACAATTCTTTTCTGATAATGTTTCAAGATCTTTTTTTAAATCTATAATCTTCATAGCTTAAAGCTATGATCATTTGGAATATAAAGCAAGATCACAATCTGTTAGCAAAGGGTAGTAAATGTATGCCAAATGAATGACGTGTACTCACTACCCCGCTTTGCTGCTAACTAACCAACAATCAATGTTAGTTGCCTTTTCACATAGACTGTGTTGGCAGTCTAATTATACTGAGAGGCGACTCAATATAAACTCTAAAACTGATCCGAATATTCTTCGTTACCATCAGATTGTTTAGGTGCTGCTGGTTTAGAAGAAGGTTTAGGATCTAACATTCTGATAACACCAGTATATCTAGGAACAACTATATCCCTTGCATATACTTTTTTGCCTTCAGAATTTGTATATTGTCTAACTTCAATCTCACCTTCAACATACAACTTAGATCCTACTTTTGTGTACTTTTCTAAGTTTTCTGCTAAACGTGGATCCCAAACAGTAATAGTATGCCAAGTTGTTTTTTCTTCATCTTTAACTTTTTTGTTTGTAGCTAAAGATAACTTTGCAAATTTATCATTGTTTTTAGTCATTTTGATATCTGGATTATCTCCAAGATTACCAATTAACATTACTTTATTTAACATCAGGTTTCTCCTTTGTTTCTGGTTTAATTACAGTATGTTTTACTTTGCCAGAAAATTTTTCTTTCATGGCTTCTACATATTTGACGTTATCAAACATGCCCATAAATACATCTGCTGCCATTCCTAAATGCGAAAACGCTTTGGTCATAGCATCTGTCATAGCTTTCTTTGGTGCCTCATCATCCAATCTATCTTTTTGATATAATGGATTAACTGTACTTACTGGGCCATACCAATTGAAAGCTTCTGATTTAGATTCTCTCCAACCAATTTTTAATTCAGCAAATACTAACTTTTCTGTGTAAGTATAGTTTACAGCATAAGTCCATAAATTACCTACTGGGCCAAATCTATCTGTCATTTTTCTGACTTGATACATTGGATCTGTAGTTGTTAACTGTTTACCAAACTTAGCAAAAGCTTTAGTAAACTTTGGATCTGTATGTTTAAACTCATTCCAGATAGCTAGATTGCTATTTTCATTTTGGATAGTTTCTTCATTCATACTTTGTTACCTTCCATAAGTTGTTGGTTTAAATGTTCTTTACTTAATACATACACGTATGCATTTAAACCTGATTTGTTTTTACGCTTTCCAGCACGTGTAATCTTTCCTTGTTTATACAATTCTGTTACTCTTGGTCTTACAGTAAACTGACTAAGATTTAACAGATCTGCAACTTCATCAGCAGTAGCACCATAATTTCCTTTATTTGCAATAATATCAAATACTTGTTTTCTTATGGTTTTTGTACCTGCATCAATTAATTCAGCAGCAGCTTTTGATGTACCATCTTCTTTATGCCCTGCTGAGTACGGGTATGATTTGGTCATCTGTGTTCTCCTTATCAAAGTTATCAAAAGCCATATATTCTGGTGGTGCTTTTTTGTTTTCTACAAAGTGCCAGAATAATAACTCGGCATTTAATAAACGATTTATAAACTCTTGATCTCTATCAATAGCAACTAATTCATATTTCATGTTACCAAAGAATGTAGATAAATATGCTTTCTCACAATCTGTAACCATCATGTAATGTTGCATTTGAGTATTGTATTTGTCTGCTACTTTAGATGGTGTGCTAAATGCATTAGTATGTTTAGCATCAATAACTGCGTTATCTTTTTTAACTAAACCATCAAGATTAGCACAAATAAAATCATAATCTTTGTGACGCATAAACTTTTGTTTAGCTGTAACTTTTTTATCATATAACCTTTCAAACCATTTTAAGTTTAGATCTTCTGTTACAATACCCATTTGTACTGGTAACACTTCTGAAAGATCTGCGGGTTCGGACTCACCAGTCTTTTCAGACCATAGCTGATACCAATCACCTTCTACAATTCTTGTAGCGTCAGAACCACCTATGAATGTTTTTCTATCTACTGTCATTACGTACCTCTTTCCATTCGTAGTTAAAGTTTTTTGTATTCCAAAAAAATGTTTTTAGAATTTTTATAATTTTTGATTTTTGTGTTTTAATTAAATTATTTTCGGAATGAGTATTGAATGTTATTGTTACTGTATAGTTTTTCATACTTACGTTCTATTTTTAATATACAATCTATATGCATTCTTACCATCATAATAATATCCGTCAAGAGTATATTTTGCGGAATTTAAGACCATTCGGTGTAGCTTTATTTTTTTGTCTAGCTTCCCATTCTTTTCTTTTATTCGCTTCATGTTTCCTCATCAATTTATCTAATCGTTCTAGTTGATCTTTTGGTATTTTATTTTCTAATAATCTTTTACCAAACTCAACATATCTATCTACGTCATCTTCAATTTGACGATAGTATTTTAGTATTTTCATTTTCCAAGCTTGTTGGACATTGTGATAAGCTGAATAATCAACTTGTGGTCGTTGCTTGATTTTCCTTGTTGCCATCTTTAAATGATCCTTCTTCAAAAGCTTTTAATGCAATACGCAATCTTTTATTATCTTGTTTAAATTTATCTAATATAGTTTTAGATTTAACTAGATAATGTATTGCGTCTAAAAGTTCTTCAATTGTTTCATCAACCCATTCGTTAATTGGTCTTTCGTTTGCAGCCATAGTTTGCCCAAACTTGTTCATGCCTTGAACATGACGTTTTACAATTAACTCAATAACTTGATTACAAATAGGATCTTTAGTTAGACCTTGTATTTCTTCGTTCATTTGTTCTCCTTTAGTTCTAGCTTACAATTTAATGCATCAGCCCAACAACAGAATAACCAACCGCTTGGTTTTCTAATACCGCATTCCCATTTAGAAACTAATCCTTTAGCAACGCCAAGGATTTCATCCATTTCTAATTGAGATATACCTTTGCTTTTTCGCACAGCTACAAACTGCGGTATAAGTTGTTCGTGAAATTTATTTCCTAATGCATAATTAGCCATAAACGAATCAATACTCTACAACGCACATTTTGTAAATGCTACGTGAAGTTGAGCAACCCCAGAAATAACCATTTTTAACACAACATATAGTGGTTTTTACAATATTCTGGGGTTACTTTCGGTATATGACTACCTATTTCAAGCTATTTTTGTCTTGAAACTTTTCAACAAAGTCATTGTAAACTTTGTTATAAACTTCCCATGCTTCAGAATTATCAATCCAAAATCTATGTCTATCACGTTTTAATCTTACGTGATGAATAACAGTTGAGTGATCTTTGCCACCCATAACTTCTCCAATTTTTGGATAAGATAAAACTGTTATATCTCTAAGCAAGTTCATTATAATACTTCTAGATATAGCTAATTTTCTAAATCTACAATCGGAATATAATTCTTTTTCACTAACTTGCATTATTGAAATAACTGAGTCTAT